TGGCGGTTACTACTCGAGCCTCTAGTGGTCCTAGCGTTCAATCTATTATCGGGTCAGATATGCAGCTCGCTAAAGAGCTTCTCGCTCCGTTTAGGCGTATGCGCTAATGGCAGGATCCCGTACCAATCTCCGGTCTACTCTTTATACGTACCTTACGGGTGCGAATATCCCTACGCTAAATCAGGTCTTTACTTCTTTCCCGAAGCGTATAAATTTTCAAGTAAACGCGAGCGCCGGACAGATGAGCCGGTCAGCAGTCGTAATCTTTATCCAAGGTGAGCGAGAGTCTCGTCTAGCTATCGGCGGAGCTACTAACGGCTGGAAGCGGATTGACTATACGGTAGTCCTACAAGTCTTTCACCACTCTTTGCAAAATCTATCCGAAACCGCTATGAGCGATTTTGATACACTTATCGACAACATCAAAACTACATTAAGAGCTAATCATAGATTCGGTGATACCACCGGTAACTACGTTTGGCAGGGCGCAGAACCCGCAATAGATTGTTTCTATGGCGAGCCAAGCACCTCGGATAACGGCGCTACGGAGACGTGGGCTGAGATTCGTTTTGACGTAACACAGATGATCCAAGCATAGGAGACCAAATGGCTACATATATCTATAACGGCTCTGACGAGCGAGAGTTTCCTACGCTTGTTTTAACCGTAAAACCCGGAGACACTTTCGACGCACCAGACGGATTAGACGTTGCGGACGTTTCGCTAGCGTCAGGTAAGAAATCAGCACCAGTAGTACCAGTAGCACCCGTAGATACACCAGCACCGTCAGCCCCGTCTGACTCAACAGTAGGAGCGTGAAATAGTGTCCGTACAAAATACCCACCGCAGTTATATTGGACTCGCTAAAGAGACCACTAAGGGAACTGCCGTTGCACCAACAGTCTTTATTCCCGTTATGGCTAACTCAGTTAAGCCACAAGACGTTTATACCGCTATGTACGATGAAGGTCTACGTGGCTCGATTGTAAAGAATTACAACTATATTCAGGGTCGTGCTAAGTCTACTTTTGACTTTAGCGGTCAAGCTTTTGCGGATACTATTCTTTATCCTCTAGCTGGCGTACTCGGTGAAGATGTAGTTACAGGATCAGCTCCTTACGTACATACGATCTCTACTAAGAACTCTTCTACCGCAGCAGCAGACGCTCAGCCTTCTGCGTTTACGGTTACAGACTTCTACTCAGCAGCAGTACGCGCTTATCCCGGCGTACAATTCCACGACTTTTCACTAAAGTTTAACGCTGACGGTATGCTCCAATACGACGCTAAGGGAACAGGTTTTGTATCAGCTACGGCTTCTACTCCTACTCCTACCTTCTCTACTATCCTCCCAACACCAGTTTGGTATGGAACAGTAAGCGTTGCGGGATCACAGATCTCTAACTCGACTACCGGTAATATCGACGTAAAGCGTCCCGTTACCCCTATCTTCGGTATCGCTAATACTCAGAACCCTTATCAGGTCTTTGTTGGTCCCGTAGAAGTTACAGGCAAGGTTACTTTCCTTATGGAAAATGATACTCAGCTTACTAACTACCTAACTAATACTCAGCCAGCTCTAGTCTTTAACTGGACTCAGGGAACCGGCTCAACTCAGACTCAGATCCAAGCAACTATGACTAAGGGTGCTTATACACTCGCAGTTATCGAGCGCTCTAAAGACTTCGTAGAAGTCCTCGTAGACTTTAACGCGCAGTCGAACCTGACAGACGCAGGTTCAGTCGGTTACTCACCTATTAAGTGGGTAGTCAAGAACGCGGTTACAACCGCAGTCGTCTAAACCTAGAACGCAGTAGGGGTGGCAGGTTGATTCGACCGCCTTCGTCTTATCCCGCACCCCTACTGCCTAGATTTGCTAAGATAATCCGAAGGCAACTAATAGGAGGCAATAAAAATGGCTAATAAAATTACACTCCCTAGCGGAGCTACCGTAACACTTAAGGATCCTTCTACTCTAAAGATCCGCGATCGTAAGAAGATTATTAAGGCAAGCGAATCCGAATCCGGCGAAATGTCTAAGGCAGTAGCTCTAGGTGACGCGATCCTAGCTATGATGATCGAGGATTGGTCTTTTGATCTACTTATCCCGTCGCTTAAGATCGACTCTATCGACGATCTAGAACCTGCCGACTACGACGCTCTCGTAAAAGCTACCGAGGACGCAAGTGTTTACCTATTCCCTAAGCTTCAAGATAACGATGAGAATAAGGCAGACCCTACAAGCCCTTTAGACAACTCGAAAGACTAAAGTGGCTCCTCTCCGGAGGGCAAAGGTCAGATACCTTTATTTATCCCGACGAAGAGTGGTACTACTTTAGATTCGCAGATAGATTCGGCTGGACTCCGGATCAGGTAGATGAATTACCGGCAAATAAAGCCGATTGGTTCTTGTCGATAGCCGATACCATTGAGGAAGTGAAAGCCGAACAAATGGAGAAGCGGTGAGCGATAACCTACCCGAAGTTCAGCGAGCTTTAGATAATCTCGCTGCGCGTATCGAAAGTAATATGGGAGCGGTAGTAAACGCGATCTCTAACGATCTCCGTACGGCTATGGTACGTAACGCTTCCGAAGGTAAACATAAAGCCGGTACTCCTCGCGTACCTACTACTGGTCCTAACCGAGTTACCGGTAATCTCGTAAATAATATAATTCCTCGACCTGCGACTAGAACAGGTTTTGGTAGTTACGTAGGCGGAGTAGATTCCGGCGCTATTTACTCTAGAGCTTTAGAAGAAGGCTCCCCGCGTTGGTCTAAAGGTGTAAAATTCCCTTATGTCGCTCCTGCGGTAGAGAGTATCATTCTAACTGGTAGGGCTAGATCACGCGTTATACAAGGTATTACTTCGGCGATTAGGGGATAGATTATGGCAGGTGATATCCCCGGCTTAAGAGTCGTAGTAGAGATAGATAGCTCCGGAGTAACCGCCGGCGTATCTAAAGTAACCGAAGGTCTAAAGACCGTATCGGAACACGCCGAAAAGACCGGCTCTAAAATGCGCGAGCTTAAAGACGTTATGCTCGGTGTATTCGGAGGAAACCTTTTAACCTCCGGAGTAATGGGTTTTGAGAAAACTCTAGAAGAGATGAACCTAGCGGTACAAGACGCGCAAGTAGAATCAGGTCGCCTCGCTACCGCTCTTAAAAATACAGGTAACGCTACCGAAGCTAATACGAAGCTCGTCGAAGATAACGTAAAGTCTTACGCAGATCTAGGATTTACCCACGCTCAAGCTGCTCAGGCTATGGGTACTTTAGTAACCGCTACCGGATCTGTAAGCGAGTCTACAAAGCTTATGGCTATGGCTGCCGACCTAGCTCGCTATAAGCACGAGGATCTAAATACCGCAGCTACTACTTTAGCTAGAGGTACTCAAGGATCTGTTAAAGCTTTTAAGGAATTAGGTATTACCTTAGATTCAACGCTACCTAAAAATGAGGCAATCGGCAAAGCGTTTGATCAACTTAATTCTAAGATCGGCGGACAGGCTACCGCCTATACGCATACTTTCGCCGGCGAGATAACTGTATTAAAAGAAAAGTTTAACGAGATAGCGGTAACGATCGGTAACGTCGTATTCCCTATTATTACTAAAATTATCGACGCGTTTAATGCCGCTTTTAATGCTATTAAACCGTTCTCTACCGAGATCCTTATTCTTACCGGAGTAATAGGTGGAGCAGTTCTTGCTTATAAGGCTTACCAAATAGCAGTAACCGGTATCGAAATAGTACAACGCGGTTTAATGATTACTACGACTCTTCTAAAAGGAGCGCAATTAGAAGATGTAGTAGCAACTGACGCGCAGACCGCTTCTATGAAAGCCTTAAATTTTGTTATAAATCAAAACCCATTTATGAAGATTGTTGAGGTAGTAACTCTCGTAATCGGAGTAATGGTCGAGCTTTATAATCATAATCAACGCGTAAGAGATATTTTAATTACCGTAGCCGAAGCTGGCGTAAAGGGATTCGGTTATATCGTAGGCGGAGTCGGTTATTTAATTAGAGCGCTCGAGTACGTCGTAGCGGGACCACTATTACTTCTTCTTAAAGGTTTATCTTTAATAGGAGTACCGGGTACAAAAGACGCTCTAAATACTATGACGAGCGCTATTAAAGATACCGGTCATTGGTTTGACGATACCGCTAAGAAGGTTTACGCAGCTTCTAACGCGCTAGACCAGTATCGTAAAATGTCCTCTGATACCGCAAAGAAGGAGCCTAGCTCTACCGATACTAGCGGTATTACGGGTAACGTCGTAAACGGAGACGTAGTTAAAGGTGCTGCTGCTGCCGCTAAAAAACTTGCCGCGCAATTAGCTAAAGACCAAGCAGACGCTAAAAAGATTTACGGCGAAATGAATACCGATCTTGATAACTACCAAAAAGACGCTATCAAGCTACAACAGACTTACCAAAAAGATACCGATAGCGCGTACGAACAATTCTACGCTCGTAATCAAGCAGACCAAGAAGCTTACGATAAGAAGATATTTGATCTACAACGTTCGCACGATAACGCTATGGAGGACGCTTACCGTCGCCACGCGGAGTCTCTAGCAAGCGCTAAACAATCTTACGATAACGCTACTTTCGACGCGCAACGAGCCTTTAATCAGTCTATGGCTTCGGCTAACGCTACTTATGCCGAATCTATTACGAAGGCGCAAACTGCGCATACCGATACCCTTACTACGATTAACGATACTTATAATCAAGCGGTACTTGACGCTAATATTGCTAATCAGCAAAAGATCCTTGATCTACAAACCGCTAATAATGACGCGATAGCTAAACTACAACAGTCTGCTTCGGATAAGCAACTATCTATCGTTCAGAAGTCTAAAGATCTTCTTATCAACGAATTTGCTAACGTTACTAAAATAAACCTATCTACCTCCTTCTTCGGCGGAGGCGGTACTTCTACCGGTCTCGTAGGTAATCTTAAGAAGCAGTTAGACGATGCTCAAAAGCTACAACAGGACGCTGCCGCTCTAGCCGGTAAGGGTTATACGCAGACCTTTATCCAAGAGGTTATTAAGCAGGGACCATACGTAGGCGACCAAATGGCGAAGTCGATCCTTAATGCGACCCCGGAGACCGCAGCGCAAATTCAATCTCTTTACGGGCAGGTACAGGACGTATCGCAGAACGGTATGAACGCTTTAGCCGACCAAATGAACTCCGGTGCTAGCCTTGCGACCCAAGCTCTTACCGCCGAATATAATAAGGTAACTGCCGATCTTACGGTTGCGCTCGCTGCGCAGTCCGAGAAAATGCAAGATAACCTAGCTAAGCAACAAACCGCTTTTCAAGCTTCTATGGATAAAGCTAATGACGCTCGAGCTACTTCTACCGCTAACGCAAATAAGACTCTATCCGACGCTCTTACTAACGCTCAGGACTCGTTAAATAAGGCTACGGCTGCGGCTAACGTAACTCTTAGTGACGCTCTCTTTAACGCTAACCGTACGCTCGTACAAGCTACGGCTGCTGCGGATCTAACTCTTAATGACGCTCTAGCAACTGAAAACCGTACTCTAAAGCAGGGAACGGCAGACGCGGACGCTACTCTAAAGAAGGCTCTAGCCGATTCTCAAAAGACGCTAGGAGACGCTCTAAAGACGGCGCAGACTACTTACGATACGGCTATACAAGCTCTTAATGACGCGACTATGGCAAAGATTACGAAGCTACAAACTCAGCTTAAGACCGTCGCTGATCTTATAGCTAAGATTCAGGGAGCTTCGGCTGGCGTAGGTATTATGGCGGGATCTCCGGGTGCGGGTTATATCGCGGGAACTACTACCCTTACTCCTCCGGCGTTTACCCCTACCGTACCTGCTGCTCCCGGTGGTACTACAAATAATATCTACGTAAACGGATATAACCTAACTAATCCGCAAGCTACGGCTCAAGGTATTAACGCTATTATCCAAAACGGACAAACCCAAGGAATAATCCCGGCTATCGGGCAACCCGTCGTAGGTACGGGTAGTCAGAAATTGGTATATGGATAATGGCTACCGTAACTTCACTTAATTACTATTCTTTCGCCTTTAACGGATTCGTATTCGGCGGAGGTAACTCGCCTTACCAAATCCTTAATATGAGCGGTCTCGAGGATCTACCGCAGATCCGTAATCAAGACGATAATCGCGGTTACGCAGACGGTATGTTTACGGGTAACGATTTCCTTTCCGGTCGTAATCTAACTATGACCGTACAGACCCTATCCTCTAACGGTACTTACTCGATCTCCGGAGCTACGGCTACGGGTACGGGTACGATCTCCTATACGACTTCTAGCGCTCATAACTTTATTACCGGGCAGTACGTAACTATTACCGGCGTACTTTCGACCGGAAACCCTACGGGAACCGCCGGAGCCGGCTTTAATCAGACGAATAAGTATCTAACCGTAACCGGAGCTAGTACCTTTACTATCCCCGTAACCTTAACGGATACCTATACCTCCGGCGGAGTCGCTTCTATGTCCTCAAGCGCTCAAAATAACTTTAACCTTTTACAGGCAGCGCTTCTTCCTCAAACTTCGGGTACTACCGTTCTCCAATATCAGCTTTCGCCAGCCGGAGGATTACAACGCCTTAATGCCCGCGTAAGAGGTAACGTAACTCCGGTTACCCCCGAATATACCTACGGTCTTATTAAATCTACTTTTACCTTCTTCTCCGCCGATCCTCGTTATTATGACGATACGCTAC